AGTTCGCCGTGTTTGCCGCGCGCATGATCGGATCCGTTTGATTCGACCTGAATGAGAGCGGACAAGAGCAATGGATGCATGATTTGATTCGGTTTTGCGGTTTATTCGTGGGATTTACTGCTCGGTTTGCCAATGTCCGACTTCCTTTTGCTTTTGGTTCACGTTGACCATGCGCCATGCGCCGCAAGGGCAGACTTGCTTGACCGTCGCCCAGCCGTGCGCGCGTGGATTCGGGCGATTTGAATCAACCGGACCAGCGAAACAGCGAGTGATAAATGTCCTTGGTTTGTGAATGTGTTTCTTCATGGCTGGCCTTTCTCACGAACCACACGTCCGCCGAATCGTTTGACCAGTCGATACGCGTCGCGCTTGGCGTTGCGGCCCTGAAACGTGTACTCGCTTTTTCGGAATTTGCCGTAGTAGGCTGTCCAGTAGACTTTCATAGCTGGCCTCCCCTCGCCTTGGCGATTACCTCGCGCGCGTAGTCTAGGTCGTCGTCGTCGGCCATTGGATGCGTGAGACGTTCAAGCGCGGAGAGAAGATCGGGGGCGGAGGCGATGAGCGTCGCATTTGCAAGCGGCTCATCCATGTGCGGCGCAAACGCGCTGACATTGACTCGCGCAAGGACAAGCTCGCCCTGCGGATGATCTAATGAAGCCTCGCTTCCATCGATGACCTCAAGGACAGACAGTTTCGAGTCGAATCGATCCTCTTCGAATCGGACAAGCCAAGGGGCGGGGGTATGGGATTTCATTGGGTTCTTAGGCGTTGGAGTTTTTGGAGATGACCGCGAAGGCGCGCGAACCGTCGCAATCTTGGCGAAGATCGGCGGTTGATAGGTAGAGGTATTCGCCGTCGTCGCATTTGACCGAGCGGAGGCGGACCGACATGCCGATCATGCGGCGCGTCCGAGCTTCCTGTCGGACCGCTTTCCGCGCGTCAGCATAGGAAGACGCAAACTCGGGCGAGGTATGATTGTATCCGATTCTGTATTTCATGGGATTTCAGGCGTAAATGTTCTCGGTTTCGGGAGTTTCGGCGGTGACGATGCGCGTCGTTTCGAGGAATTCGGACAGTTCGCCAAACTCCTCGCGCGCGGCAAGGGCTGCGTTCCGCGTGGGGAATAGGCACGGTTCGTAGTTCTCGCCGTCGGATGATTCGCGGAGGTCTGACCAGCCGCCGGTTGAGGTTGAGAGTTGGATTTTGTAGCGCATGGGGGTGGATTGATTGCTGCGGATAGATTGGCCTACCCTTTCGCGTCACGCGTTGCCGCATGGCGCGCGGAGGATGGGTCAGCGGTCAGCTTAGGAAAACATGCGCCATTGAACCGTCGGGGAGCGAACCGCTTACGAAAGTGCGGTTCCAAAAATTGGTTTCGCGGGGCCTGCCTTTGGCCGAATCTTCATCTAGGAAACGAGTCACAAGCGCGAGAACTGCCGCGCGGTGGGTTTCGTCGCCTGTCAATTCGTGCGGGAATGGAATCACGATAGAACCGCGCGCACACTTTGCTTTAATGCGTGAACCGTTGCTATCGGTTGCGGGAAGATATTTTGTGTGGATTGCCTGCATGATGGATTTGATTTGATGGTTTAGGACAGGTTGAAGAGCGCGCGAAAGTCCGAATAGTCGTAACACAAGTCCGTCGCGAAGCGGTAGACACCAATGTCCTCCGCCCCGTCCGCGCGTCTGATCGTGACGAACTGCCACTTTTCGGCATGCATGATGAAAGGCTCTTCGAAGGCGCGCGCGCGTAGGAATTCCACAAGTTTCAAGCGGTAACCTTTCCCGTTTTGCGCGCTTCGAATTCCGCGCGATAGGCTTGGTGGAGGTCGTGAAGCTCGCGCAGGGTGTCCAGATCCGTGTAAATGTGGCGGTCTTGAAGATCCGAATAAATTCCGTCCAGATCGTCGCCTAGTAAATCGGACAGGGTGAGATATTGCCAACGAACCGGGAGCGGGAATTCCGCCTGAACGGCCGCGCGGTAAATACGGTAAGATTCGGAAACCTTAGACTCAATCTCCTCGAGGCGCGCGCGGAAGGTTTCTAGCGTCCAGCCTTCCTTAAGGGTACAGACTTTCCAACCAAATCCTTCGTTTCGAAGAACTTTCCCGTTTGAACGGATGGAATAGGAAGTTTTGAGCTGATCGAAGCGCGCAAGCTCTCGGCCGTTTTTGCTTAGGGTTGCCATAGTTTTGATGCGTTGGGATTTAGAAAGTGCAGCATCCGCAGCACGGTGCGTCTTCACAACGGCCGCGTGCATTGCGGGTGCCAGTCCAGCCGGATGAAGTCTTGACGCATACAAGACCGGATTCCTCCGGCATGTTTCCAGTGCAAGCGTTGCAGTCTATGCGCCAGACACGGCCGCGCTTGGTGACGGTGCCAAGGCCTGAGGGAACGTATTCGTGACATTGGACGCATTGTCCGGGATATCGGTTGATCATTGGATTGATGGATTGAGTTTTGATTTGATGGATTGAGATTGAAGAGACGCGTCAACCTACCGACGGCCGATAGATTGAAGCGGACCGTCAACCGGCCGTTGTGATTCGTTGCACCCGCTTTGCACCCGTTCCATGTGGCTTGAAACCGACAATGAATCCACGGTTGCCCTTGGCGCATAGGCGGCACTTGTCGCATGACAGGCTGTCAACGCGCTGCGCAGGACACACGACAACGCGGTTGCCCTCCGGTGTCGTGAATCGGTCCGCGCTGTCTTGTGGGACAACGGCCGCAACCGGCAAACCTAGCTTGGCAAGGGTGTCAGCATGCGACACCGAATTCGCGGACAGGTTGACAACGAAACCGCGCTCATTGGCGGACCGTATCGCGGACAGGTTATCTGGCGTCAACGGTTTGTGGGTATAGGTGAAACCGCGCTTGCCAGTGTTTGCTTCCGTCAATTGCGAAAGAGCGGTTGCGTCAATTGAGTCACCGACACCGGGCAAGTCTCCAGCTTGGTTGTGACGCCACAACTGCCCGGCCGGGAAAGAGCGGACCTTAGACAGGAAGGAAGACCAGTCAAAGCCGCGCTGTCCGCTTGTTACCTTTGACCAGTGAAGCGCAAGCGGACCGGAGTCCGCATAGCAACCGTCTTTCTTGAATGGACATGCATCACTGCAAGTGACGGCCGACGATGTGGAAACCGGAATAGGGCCGGTTTTCGCGTTTGAAGATTTGAGGGTGAGATGGACGTTCATTGGTGATTGGATTGAGGGTTAGAATTGAGAGGCGAAGAAAAGGAAGTAAAAGGCGTAACCTAGGACAGCGTATGTGATGCAAAGGGCTAGGAAGGAAGAGAGTTTGCGGAGCGCGGATTTCATTGCTGCGGACAGACTAGGGGAGAGATGGGAGAGAGTCAAAATAAATTTTGCTTTTCTTTTGAGAGAGAGTGAAAAGGGCCGGATTCATTGGGGAAAATGCGTGGTTTAGACGGTGTCAGGATTCAAAGTAGACAGCGTCTAAATTGGGAAGACAGGCCTTGCGAAAGACTACCTTGGATTGCAAGGTACTTGGCATGAAAGAGAAGCCATGGGAAAAGGCCAAGACTTTGTATCTGGCGGGGAAGTCGTGGAAAGCGATTTCAGACGAAACGGGACTAAATCAGTCAACGCTCATGAGCAAAGCCTCACGGGAGGATTGGACTAAGTTCAGGAAGGGGATGAGGGACACAATCTCTTCAAAAGAGATTCAATCCCTAGAAAGCCTGTCCGCTTTGGTCCGCTCAAAGTTAGCTGAGGACGCCGCCGCAACGATTGAAAGGATCGACAGCTATAACTTGGACGGGATAAAGGATGAAAGCGTGCGTGAGACTATTCTGGGCAGCGTGGCGAAGCGATCGGCGCTTGTGTTCGGGTGGAGCGAACAAGGGGAACAAGCGAGTGTGTCCATCAATCTGTTGGGTCAGATGCCGGATCGAAGCTCGGTTGAGGTCAACGTGAATGAGTCGCGCAGCTCGGACAGCAGCTCGGTTTAAAGTAAATATAACAGGTAATGTGCAACGCAGGGGAACTTATGATCAGCATAAGTTTTGCTTATGACAGAAAAGGATTGTTTTCCTAGGGGTTGGCACGATTGTTGACGTAGGACCTGGCACCCCCTTTGCGGGTGGGCTTCGTTTACGATACCCCCCTCAAAAATTTTCCACCTTTTTGACCATGATAAACAAAATCAAAATCGGTCAAACTGTATCTTTAACAACCGCTGAGAGGAAGTTGGCCCACTTCATCGCCAAGAATCGCAACGGCAATAATCGTCATTTCAACATTACCAATTTGAAGATCAGTGCGCAGGATTCTGCGACTGTGGATTTGGAGGGTATATGCGGCGAGATAGCGTTCTGCAAGTTGTTCAACGTGTATCCTGATCTGGATACCGACCGTGAACCTCCGCATCCGCTTTACGACGCGACAATTCCGCCAGCGCCAGGATATCGCATCGATGTCAAAACAACCAAGTACGAGACTGGAAAGCTACTAGTCGATGCGCGCAAAGGCCCGAAAACCGATGGCGTTGATTTCTATGTCCTAATGACCGGCTCATTCCCAGGTCCGTACACTTACCGTGGCATGATAGCGCGGGAGACGATCATCGCGCCTCATCGGATTGAGACAATTAAGGGTTACCGCTCATACGCCGCCATCCAATCGGAGTTGGTGGCCAACCCTATGGACGCCACATTTTAATTGACGCGATAAGCATTTCTATCGCTCCATCCCGCGTAACGACCTTAAGAGTTGCATTCAACTGGTCATTGAATGCCCCTGTCTAAGCGGCAATGACACTCCGCATCGGAAGCGGTTGGATAATCAGCCACCGTGTGGTGGATGGATAACCAGCCATAACGCAGATAACGTCGGTTTAATTTCATAATCTCATGTCTTGTCCTAATGTCTTCAACGCCTTTGCGGTGGCTACCGAGTCGCTCGCTCAGGACGTTTATAAACGCGCCTCGTACCGCTCGATGTGGCTCAACATGATTGAGCGCGGCGAGTATCCTCAAGGTACTGGTCTGACCCAGACCTCGTTCACCACCACCTCCATCGAGCCGACTGCGGCTGAGGAGTGGTCGGCCATCACGCTCGCCAGCGGCGAGAACGGTGGCGCTTGCGATGTCACCTACAATGACGTTCCGGTCGGCTATAATGCCGTCACCTGGAGTCCTGAGCGTTTCGCCCTCAAAGGTCCGCTCCTGTGTAAGGACGATCTGACCTTCGACCATCG